ATAGACAGCGCCGGCAATATCGCCATGGCGACGCCCCCTTACGCCCTTGCCCAAGACGTTGCAAGCGCCGTGCGCCTGTTCCTGGGGGAACTGTGGTATGCGACGACCAAGGGTATTCCGTACTTTGAAGACGTATTAGGCCAGCTTCCGCCGCTGTCCTTGCTGACCGGCTACATTGAGAAAGCGGCATTAACCGTGCCCGGCGTCGTGTCCGCGCAATGTATAATTTCAGCATTCGACGCCCGCGAAATTACGGGCCAAATCCAATTTATTGACGAAACGGGGGCCGCTAATGGCGTCACCTTCTAGCGTACCGAAAATTCAGTTTACGCCGGCTGGGCTTGTCATCCCCGCGGAAACTGCCGTATTGGCCGGCGTGCAAGACGACATTAACGCCGCCTTTGGGGGCGGGCTCAATCCGGCACTTGAAACGCCGCAAGGGCAACTTGCTTCCAGCCAGGCCGCGGTAATCGGGGACAAAAATAACGAATTCGCCTTGTTCGTGAATCAAGTCGACCCGCAATATGCGGCCGACCGCTTTCAAGACGCCATAGGGCGTATTTATTTCTTGACCCGCAAGCCGGCAACGCCGACCACGGTGCAGGCCACGGTCAACGGCCTGGCTGGTACGGTCATTCCCGGCGGCACCTTGGCGCAAGATACCAGCGGCAACACCTATGCTTGTTCCGGCGACGTGACCATTGACGTAACCGGAAGCGTTACGGCTGAATTCCAGAACATTGAAACCGGCCCGATTCCTTGCGCCGCCGGCACGCTTACCCAAGTGTACCAAGCTGTCCCGGGCTGGGACACTATCACGAACGCCGCCGACGGTACGCTGGGCTCCGATGTTGAAAGCCGGGCCGACTTTGAGTATCGCCGGAAGAATTCGGTCGCCAAGAATGGCACCGGGACACCCCAAGCGATTTATGCTGAGGTCTTCGCCTTGGCTGACGTTCTCGACGTCTATGTTAAGGACAACCCCACAGGGTCCGCGGTAAATACCGGGTCGACCAATTACCCCATTGCGGCACATTCGGTTTATGTGGCCGTTGTTGGCGGCGCCGACGCGGATATCGCAAGCGCCATTTGGCGTAAAAAGGATTTGGGTTGCGATACCAACGGCAACACGTCCGCCACGGTTGTCGACCCCAGCGGTTACAGCTACCCGCAACCGTCCTATTCCATCAAGTTCCAGCGGCCGGCAACTTTGGCCGTAAAATTTGCGGTACGCATCGTCAACGACCCAAGCTTGCCGTCGAACATTGTAACGCTGGTGAAGAATGCCATTATTGCCCGCTTCAACGGAGCGGACGGGACGACCCGGGAGCGTATCGGGGCGACCATCTTGGCAAGCCGCTACTATGGCGCCGTTGTGGCCGTAGCGTCCAACGTGTCTTTGCTCGACGTGCTGATTGGCACCAGTTCCCCAACCTTGACGCAAATCAATGTTGGGATTGACCAACGCCCGACCGTAAGTGCGGCCGACATTACCGTTACGCTGGTCTAGCCATGATTGACGTCGAACGCACGATTATTAGCCAGTACGCCAATAGCGCAACTATTGTGCAACTGGTCAAGAATATGAACGAGTACGTCGACCCGCGTGCGGACTTCGACGCCTTCTTCGACTACGTGTGGAACGTTGAAAGCGCCCAAGGCTTTGGCTTAGATATTTGGGGGCGTATCGTTGGCATTTCGCGGGAATTGTTGATACCGGCGGCGCCTCTTTACTTTGGCTTTAAGGACGCTTTGCCAGGCTCCTACCCGTTCAACGACCAACCGTTCTTTGACGGAACGGCACCGGCAACGCAAACTTACAAGCTTGCCGACGATGCTTACCGGCAATTGATTTTGGTTAAGGCGCTGGCGAACATTTCGGCCACAAACGCCCCGGCCCTAAATCAACTTTTGCAAAATATGTTTGCTGGCCGGGGTCGATGCTACGTCAACGACTTGGGGGGTATGGCGCTACGGTATACCTTTGAGTTTGACTTAACCCCCTATGAATTTGCTATTATGACGCAATCGGGAGCCTTACCGCGCCCGGCTGGCGTGAATGCTTCACTTTTCCAAAGCGCCTTGCCTTTGTTCGGGTTTTCGGAGGCTGGGGTATCGGCCGCGCCCTTCGGGCAAGGCGTATTTGTTCCACAAGGGGCCATGAATGCAGCTAACTAACACCCCGGGCAAACTGGTTTTGCCCTTCGCCAATGCTGGGGCGAAAAACACCATTCCGACGGCGTCGCAAATCGGCATTACCGCTGGTGCCGCCTCCCTTACCGACGGCTTTCCTCCCCTGACCCGTACCCCGATTGCAGCCGGCGGCGTTCCGCCTTCTGGCCTGGACATGAACGGGATTCTTTACGAACTGTCCGCAATCCTCCGTTGGGCCAACGCTGGCGGCGGTTACGCCTACGACGCGGCATTCGCTACCGATTCCAACGTCGGCGGCTACCCCAAGGGCGCCCGCATCATGCGGTCGGACGGCCTGGGCTACTGGTTCAATACCGTCGAAAACAACACCAATGACCCGGAGGCTGCAGGGGCCGCCGCCGCGGGCTGGGTGCCGGATTTTACCAACGGCATAACTTCGGTCGCCATGGCAAGCGCCAACGTGACCTTAACCCCCTTGCAGTATGGCAAGCCTATCATTGTCATTACCGGCACGCTTACGGCCAACCTGAATTTGATTTTCCCGACCATCGTCAATGAATGGACGGTAATCAACAACACCACCGGCCCGTACACCATCACCTGCAAGACGGACGCGGGAACTGGCCTTATTGTGAATACCGCCGCCCTGATTGTGGGGGACGGCACCAACATTCAAAGCGCCGTAACCGATGCCGCCGCCCTCTTCGGGGAAACCGTGGCGACTGCTACCGGCGGCACGGCCGATGCCATTACGGCCACATTCGCCCCGGTCCCGCGGTACGCTTCCAACGGCGTTCCCTTGAGCGTGCGGGCCTCCGCGGCCAACGCCACCACGACGCCCACTTTCACGCCGAACAGCGGCGTTATTGCGGCGGCGACCATCGTCAAGGGCAACAATCTTCCGCTTGCCGTCGGGGACATCGCGGGCGGCGGGCATTGGATCGAGCTGCAATATGACGCGACGCTCGACAAGTGGGTGCTGCTTAATCCGGCGACTGGCATATCCGTCACGACCGTCCCTGATGCAACGACGGCTGTAAAAGGCAAGGTGCAGTTGGCGACGAGCGCGGAGGCGCGGGCCGGAACTGACGCAGCCAAGGCAATCACGCCTGCGACCTTGATGGCGGGGTTGAATGCATCCGGCAGCGCACCGATTTTTGCCTGCCGCGCATGGGTGAATTTCAACGGTACTGGGACTGTCGCGATCCGCGCAAGTGGGAATGTGTCGAGCATCACTGATAACGGTGTTGGTGACTACACCGTTAATATGACTATCGCCATGCCTGACGCTAGTTATGCCGTGTTTGCGCTAAGTGGTCGTAATTCGTCAGCGACTACCCAAGCTAGTCAGTTTTCCTACGGCGGCATGTCTACTTCAGCGTTTAGCGTCGCGTACACCGACGGCGGTGGGCAACTGAGTGACAACGCATTCTGTTTTGCTGGGGTCATCCGCTAATAAGGAGAAACTATGAATCAACGAATCATCTACCAAACAAACGAAGGCGGCGTTGCCATCATCATCCCAACGCCCGAAGCTCTTGAGCAATACGGTATCGAAGCCATAGCGTTGAAAGACGTTCCGGCTGGAAAGCCGTTCAAAATCGTGGATGCGTCTAACATACCCGAAGATCGCACATTCCGCGCTGCGTGGTCTGTCGATGAAGCGGACCTGACCGACGGCGTCGGCGCTGAACATAATACGTTTGACGAGGTACAGGCATGATTAAGATCGACATGGAAAAAGCCAAGGCAATCGGCCACGACATGCGCCGCGCCAAGCGCGCCGAAGAATTCGCCCCGCTGGACGTGCAGGTAACGGTTCCGGCGCTGGCGGCAGAGGCAGAAGCGAAGCGCCAAGCTATCCGCGAACGCTACGCCGAAATTCAAGATCAGATCGACGCCGCGCAATCGCCGGACGAGATCAAGGCTGCTCTTGATCTTGAGCTGACCGCATGACGCGCATCGTCGAAGATCAGCACGCCGACGAACCGGCGTCGGATTGAGCAAGGCGGCGCACCCCTGTTCCGTCCGGAAGCCCTTTACCGGGTTACGCCTCAACATTTATGGATGATTGCAAAATGATTTGGTTCCTAATGCTCCCGCTGGAAATCGCCTTTACGCTTCTGGCCCTGATACTCGCCCCCGTGTTACCACTCTTCGCCCGGGATGAATACGGCTTTTGCGATAACGCCAACGACATGCGGACGGAACCCCGCTTGCCTTCTTGGCTGTCTTGGTTCATGACCCCCGATAACAGCCTATACGGCGACGCCGGCTGGCGCACGGAGCATTGTCCGGACCACTGGCAAGACTATTGGGGCATGGTGCAATGGCTTTGGCGGAATTCGGCATACGGCTTCAACTGGCATGGGCCGATTTGTGCCCGCCTCGACCCTGGTGCCAAAGTCACTTTCTCCGGCGACCCCCACGTTCAAAACCGCCCGAACTTCAAGCCCGGCTATTGCCTTACCACCGTGACCAATCCGGACGGCTCAAGCTATTGGCATTTGTATTGGGTCAAGCGCATTAACGCCCAATGCTGCTTTAACGTAAATCTTGGTTGGAAACTCAAGACTTACGCCGAAGACCCGACGCGGCTTAAGGCCGAATCGCGGGCCATGTTTTCCTTTAGCCCGCGGATTGCTGGCTATTCCGTCCAACCCTAGAGCGAGTAAGAGCCATGCCCGAAGAAAAACAAGCGTGCAGCCTTCCCCCGGAATACTGCCCACACGTCAAGGAGGCCGCCGACGAGGCGGTAAAGAAAGTTTTTGCCATCCTGGGGGTCGACGTCGACGTGCCCAAGGAAGTGGAACAGTTCCGGGAAAATCTCCGCTTCGGTGCCAGCATGCGCCGGGCGGCCGATAGGGGCGTGTTGGCAATCATCGGCGCTATTGCGGTCGGCGCTATGGCCGCGCTTTGGGCTGGTATCGTTGGTTCCATGATGAAAGGGCATTGACCATGAAAACCGTTTTCCGACACCGTCCCTTGTTCCTCTTCGGCGGCGCCATACTGGCCGCCCTTGCGTCTTTCTGGACTGACCCGGACGCCAACGGCTTGTCGACCCTCTTAGGCGGCCTGGCGTTGATTCAAGGCGTATGGGCTGTGGCCGCCAGCCATTGGGCACGCAAGGCCCTGACGGACTACCCGGAGGCCGACCAACGCCGCTTGTTCGCCAAAGCCGCGGAAGACCCCGTCGGCGCCGGCCTGGCGCTTATTGCCCTGGCTATCGTCTTCGTCGGGCTTCTGTTGGTCTTTTCGCCCCGCGCCCATGCCGATACCCTCCCGGCCGGCTTTGCCACGTATGGGCCGATTCTGAAAGCCGAACAGCGGGCACACTGGCCGGACCATCCGGACCCCGCGGCGCTGGCCGCCCTAGTTGAGCAAGAGTCGTGCGCCAGCCGTGCCGCGTGCTGGAATCCTGGCGCCAGGCTCAAGACTTCCCGCGAAGAGGGCGCCGGCATGGGCCAGCTTACCCGGGCCTACCGTGCCGACGGCTCCGTGCGCTTTGATGCCCTGGCGGGCCTTCGGGACCAGTACGGCGCGGAGTTGTCCGGGCTGTCTTGGGATACCGTCTATAAACGCCCCGACCTGCAATTGCGGGCCGTGGTCCTTATGTCCCGGGATGCCGCCCGCCCCTTCCGTGGGTCGACCGGCTGGTTGCACTTTGGGGACGCCGGATATAACGGCGGCGTCGCGGGCGTGCAGAAGGAGCGGCGGGCCTGCAAGCTGTCCAAAGGGTGCGACCCTGGTCAATGGTTTGGGCACGTTGAAGCGCATTGCCTCAAGTCCCGGCAACCCCTTTACGGCAGCCGTTCGGCGTGCGATATCAACCGGGAGCATGTGCGTAACGTCTTCTTGGTTCGCCGTGCCAAGTACGTCGGGGTAATGTCATGAACCGCCTGGTCGGCATGATCGTCGGCAATCCCGCCTTGTTACTGTGGATTGCCGCGGGCGCTTTCGTGCTTGGACTGTCGACGGGCACCGGGGGTGCCTGGTGGGTCCAAGGGCTACGCCTCGACGCCGTGCAAGCGTTCGTTGCCACAACCAAGGCCCAAGGGGAAGCCGCCAAGAAACTGGCGGACGCCCAAGCGGCCGAAGACAAACGGAAAAAGGAGAGTTCCGACCATGAATATGAAACAACTATTGCCAGCCTTCGCGCTGACGTTAAGCGCATGCGCGACGACCGTGCCCGTAGCCGTTTCGTGCCCGCCGCCCCCGCCGGTTCCCGAAGTGTTGGCCTCGCCTGCTTCGACCGGGCCGAACTTGAGCAAGCGTTACAACGATTTGACGACGGAATTTCGGGCCTCATTGCAGAAGGCGACGCGGGCGCCGTAGGGCTTAACGTTGCCCGTTCGTGGGCGTCCGGCATTCGCGGCGGTATGTCCCTTGGTAGTCCGGCCAATAGCCACCCTTGACCATTTCGCAATAGCGTTCCTGTTCGGCTTGCTGGTCTTCGTAATCCATTGCACCAGCAAGCCCGAATAGCCCCAGCAGGGCCAGCAATACGGCACCCGTCTTCATAGTTCCACCCTGTCCAAAAATAAGCGGTAAGCGGCTTGCATGCCGGCGATTTGACCCCGTAGACCGTCCCTGGCGTTCGCCTGGTAGGTCTTGACCATTTCGGCCGCTACATCGGCGGGGAGTTCGTCCGGAAGCCCGCGGCGGGCCTTCGCGTGTGATATGGCAGCATCAAGCCCGACGGCCGCTTCCCTGGCCTTCTTGGTGCGCCTGTCGACCTTGCGGCATGCCGGCGGCTCCGGGTCGTTCGTGTCCCAATTGAGCCCGCACGCGGCGCAAATCATCTGGTCGCCGTATTGGCGGGCTTGGCAATCATGACGTTTTGGCATTCTTCTTCCACTCCTTGTACCAAGGGGCCATGTAGATTGCGGAGCGGGTCAAGCCAACCTTTTGCGCGGCGGCGTAGGGCGTTACGCCCTGTTCCGTCACCATCTTGCGGGCCTTGACCATTGCGGCGGATTCGCGGGCGGCCATTATGGTGCCCCCCGCTGGCGCTTCGTGTAATCAATCAAATCTTGAGCGCCCACAACGTAGAGCGTTGCGTCGTCGTCAATGAGGTCGAAACCCTTTTGCATGGCGCCTTCAAGAATAAAGCCCTCTTCGTCGGTCGGAATATCAACTGGCGCAATTTTTGCTTTCAGGGGCTCAAAAAAGTTTTGGATGATATCGACGTCGGGGCTGGCTTGCAGCCGGTTCAAGGCGTCGACCGCGTCTTCTAGTGTGACCATTATTCAGCCCCCAACAGTTCGACAAGGCCCTGCAGCGTGTGGCCGGCTTTCTTGATATCCAGCATGCCGCCCTTGTCTTGCTCCCGGGCCAGGTAGGCAATGGCCGTGCCCTTCATGTAGCCGCGGAATTCTTCGGGCGTAAGCCAGCGACGCAACACTTCCCAAGGCTGATAGGCGCCCAACTTCTTGTAATGGTCCCCGCCCTCTTGCACGTCAAGCGCCGACAACGCTTCGGCCACATTGGGCAACGGGGCGCCGTCGACCTCAAAAATTACGGCAATTTCGGAAGTCTTCGCGTCACCCTTGCCGGTCGCGCCCTGGTAATGGGTAAGCGACTCGTTTGAGTTATAGACCACGAAGACGGCGCCGGACTCCCGGTCGGTCAATTTCGTTCCATTCTTGTATTGCACTTCGTACCCCTTGTTTAAACAAAATCCCAAGCATTCCCATTCCGGGTAATTGCAACCGCTCCCGACGTTACGGCAAGTCACTGGCGGCACTCCTTGTTGACGTATTCCTGGGCCGCCCAATCGACTTGCCATTCCTCAAATGGAACCATGTCGGCATTTTTCAGGCGGGTGATAATGTAAATCAAAGCGTTTGCGGCATGCTCCCTATTTGCCGGGAACGGTTGCCGTTTCATCCGATATTCAAAGGCCGCACGGTACGCCGGCAAAGGCGGATTGGCGGGGTCGAGAGTGACAAGCATATAGGCTTCGCGGGCCACGCGGACCCCTTGCAAACATGAATTGTCGCCAGCCTGGGCGTCGTTCCAGCCGACGAAGGCGTAGGCGGCCAGTATCAAGAGAATTGCGCGCATGGTGTGGGCTCCTTTAAAGTTCAACGTAGCTATTTTCAAGCGCCGTTTTTATGGCGGCGACAAGGTCTTTTTTGCTGCCAGGTTTGTCGCAAAGTTCGATTATTTCCTGAATCAATTGCGCCCTAAATTCGCTTTGCTCAAGCGGACTTTCATACCGCTTTTCCATTTCAGCTTCCGTTGGACGGTCGACCAGTTCGTCCACCAGCCTTTCACAGCGGGCCATAAGTTCCAATTCGACGGGCGTCCGCATAATTGACGGTTCGCACTCAAGCGACCGGATTAAGTGCCCGTCGTCCATGTTTGCCATAAGGCTGGGATAAAGTGTAAGCATGTGGCGAGTGTAGATAAATTATTTAGCTATGTCAACTGATAAAAGCCGACATCTTTAAGCATCGCGTCGGCCTTGCCGACGTACCACGCATAGTCGATATCATCCGGGAATTCGTCCGGCAACGTCATACAAGGCGTCGCCCCGTAGCTTCCGCCAACAAGGTTGCCATTCGTGGCGTAGACGATGGGGCCAGGGCTCCGCGTGCCATAGTACCAGCGGATTACCTTGCCCAAATACTCCGGCCGCTGGGGCTGGAAGCAAGCCGCGTATGCTGTGGCCGCTGGGGCTACCATGTCCCCGCGACGCCATTGGCGGCCATCCTTGACCCAGCCGCCGGCCTGTAGCGTGCCGACCATGTCCATGACCCTGGCGCCCTTGCGCGGGCCTTCGCCCCACATTTTTACAGCGCCCCCGTTGACCTTTTGAATGGTCACGAATTTGGTAATGTCCCGGCATGCTGAAATGGTATAGAGCAGCGGGACGCCTTCGGCCAGGTAAGCGGCCACGGCGTCGCTACAAATCTCCGTGTCGGGGGACTTCTTCATAATCAAACTTGCTTTGGCATACTCGCCTTTGCGCTTGATATCGTCCGGGGTCTTGATTGCGAAATAGGCGTTAACGTCCCGGGCATAAAGGGCGACGTAATCTTCCGTTTCCATGGTCAAGCCGGTACGCTTTTCCCATTCCTTAATCAACCAATCCGACGTCGCTATCAAATGCCGCGGGCACTTAATGACAATGCCGTCGGTATTGGCCGACACGACCGGAATGCCGTAATGTTCAAGCCATTCAATCAGCATTAAAATTGAAAGCTGGCCGCTAACGGTTGTTTGAATCAACATTTCCGGCGCAAAAAGTACGCTGTACGGGCTCCCGGTCTTACCAAAAGTCCCGTTAATCATAATCTTCCCGCCGCCTTCTCCGGTCTTCGCGTCTTCGTGTTCCGTAGTACCTTCAAGGCCCTGTTTTTCCAGTTTCTTGGCAAGAGCTTTGTCGGCCAGGCGCGTGTCGACAATGTCTTCGTATTCGATTGCGAACGCTGGCCCAAGGGCTGGCGGCACTTCGCCGGAATTGAGAATTAGCCGGGGGTAATAGCTGGCAACGTCCGGCATGCGGATTTGATAATTTTCGTCGCTGATAAAGGCAACGCTCTTTTCCTGGGAGTGCAAGCCCCCAATGCCCAATTTATAGGTCGTTTGTCCAATGGTAACGGTCAAGCCCTCAAGCTGTGGGGGCAGCGGAACGCACTTGCCCTTTACGTCGTCACCCCCGCCGCCGTACATGCTTTTTGGCGGGTTAATCGTGAAGACGGACGCCCGGACCATTTCCAAAGCGTGTCGCAATTGGGGCAACTGATAGGCGATAAACTCCGGCACCTTGAAACGAAATTTCAAGTTCCAATCAATATTTGGTTTGAATATCCGTTGCCCTATTGCCTGTTCGCAACGGCGCTTCAATACGGCTTCCGCGACCTGGGCATCGGACTTGCTCCGAAGGTCCAAGCCATACCGTTTGCTCAACGCTTCGCGCATGCGGATTTGCGGGGCGACGGCTTCGTAAAGGGCTTCCAGTTGTCCTAAATCGTTTTCGCAATACGTGTCGACTTCCACAATTTCCGGTTCACTAAGGTAGTGGTCGGGCTCATAGGGAAGGTCGCGCATTGTCTTGTAATGAATGCGGCCGGCAAATAGCTTTTGGGAGCCAGCGCCGGGGACGACTTCCATTATGTCGATATGGTCCGCTGGGGACCACTCCGGTAAGCCAAGTTCCCAAGGCTTCACCTTTTCAACAATAATGCGGTCGTTCTGCCATTTCAATTGCTCCGCGGTGTAGCCAATCAGCGCCGACGTAATCATGGGCACGTCATAGCGCAAGCCGTTGAAACTGACAACGCTATAGACTTCAAACAGTAACCGAATGCGGGCGGCCGTGGCCTGGTCAAACGATTGACCCGCCCGGAGCCGGAAGCCATAGGCCTGGCCGCCCTTGGGCCTGAATTTCAACAGCCAGTAATTAGGGTACGCCTCAGTATCGTAAAATGCAATTGGGCGCGGAGCGGTGGGCGGTGGGGGCGGCGCTATCATTTGGCAAGCCTCTTTTTCGCTTCACGCTCTTTTGCAATCTCGCTCATTCTTTGCCGCACCATCGGGTCGGCCCAACGTCTTTTTGCTGACTCTGACATTTTCGCTTTCGTCGCTTCCGTGTTTTTGCGTCCTGGCGGTAAGTGATATTTACCTTTGTTTGCTTCGGATATTTTGCGACGGGTTTCCGTCGACTTCGGGATTCCGGCCCGCATGCCCTTGCGCACTCTCGACATTTCTTCGCGGGTTTCTGGCGAGCGTTTCGACCCAAGATGAACCGCAATATTTCGTGCTATCCGTTCCGGCGTCAATGCCAATGCCCGGACCTTTTCAACTATCGCCGGTATCTTCATGGGGCTATCTTCCCCGCCTGGCGTCAGGTTGTAACCCCCGTCGCCAAATGAGCCGAAGGCCCGGATTGCGCGAATTTCCGTCGCCGCCAAGTCTGAATTTTCCACGATTGCCAGCACTTCGGCCAGCGGTTCCCCGTGCAATTTCCAAGCGCGGTGAACCAATAATTTAGGGGCTTCCGCCTTGGCTTTGAACCTGTGGCAATAAAGCCGATTGCGAAGCGACACCGTGGTCATGCCTATGTAAATCTTCCCGTTTGGGAAAGTTAATTTATAGATCATGCCCACGGCGTCGACGTCCTTCTTTAAGCCATCATCAAGCCGTTTTGGACCAACTGAGCGTCGGACCAGCCGGCGGCGACGTAGGCTTCATAGGTCACGCCTTGCGCCGCGGCCGTCATTTGACGCACGGGAGCAACCGGGGCGGGCGGCGGTGCCATGGGAGCCGGAGCCGGCGGGGGAACCTGCACAAAGCCCGGGTTAGGAGTTACCGGGATGGGCGCAGGCGCACCCGGGGCAGGGGCGTAAGGCGTCGGCACAGAACCAGCGGGCGCCAAAGGGGCCGGAGCACCGATTTGCGGCACGCCAGCGGGCACGGGCGGCGGTGCGTATGCGGCCGGAGCGGCGGCGGGGGCCTGGGGCATCGGGATTGCGCCAGCCGGCGGCGTCATGCTGGCGCCAGCGGGCAACGGAGCGGCGCCGAAGCCAGCGGAAGCCACGTCGGGACCAAAGGTAATTTCCTGGCCGTAGGCGCGGAAGCAAACCATGGAATGATTCAGGTAGACGCCCGGTTGCGATTGGCTACCGTTGCCCTCAACGCTAAAGGCGACTTCCACGAAATAGCCCGGCTTGCAAAAGTCTTTTTGCATGACTTGGACATAGCCGGCGCCTTCTTGCTGGTACACCTTCGGGGCAAAGCCGCCGGAGAATTTCAAAATCCAGTGACCGCGCCAGCCTTCGTTATCGCACGGCTTCCGGCCTTTCTTGTTCGGGATTTGGCTGTCGCCGTCTTCAATCTTCCAAGCGAAGGCCGGGGATTGGGCGGCGTTCGGGAAGGCTTGATTGCCGACGTTCCAAATCTGTTGCCCCCAAGGCGTGTGCGCCCAATGCGGTTCCGCGCCCTTGGGGATAGCCAGGGCGAAGAAGTAGTTAACGCGGGGCTGGCCGGCGTTCGGGCCGGTCTTGACGACCAGCGGTTTGCCTTCGGCATCGGTAGTGCTGGGGTCGTACAGCGAACCCATGACGATACGGCCGACGGGCGACGTAATGTTGACTTTCTGTGCCATGTGAAAAACTCCTAGTAGGTTGTACCAAACACCCGGCGGGCGTCGGCTGGATTATCGGGAACAAGCTTTAGCGACCCCAATGGGGTAACACTGTAAGCCTTAATGACGGCTTCGTCAACACCCGACTTTATTGCTTGCTTCGGCGTCTTAACGCCAGGCTTGGAAAGGTCGACGCCCATGAGTTGGCCCATAGCTAAGACCTGTTCCGTCGGCATGGTCCATTGCTGGCGACCGTAGCCCTGTTCCGCCCGATGGAACGGCACGGAATGACCTTGGCGAATGTACGTCGCCACGGCCTCCCGCATGCCCTCGACGCGGGCTTGTAGCCGCTCTAAGGCGCATTCCATCATTCGTAATTCAAGGCTTGCCGCGGCCGGCGGTAATTCCACGGGCGAAGACTTTACGGCAAATTCCGCGTCGTGGTACGCCGCCTTTTGCAACGCTGGGCACGCATGGCGCCCCGGGCAATCGCGGCATTCCGCATTGGTCACGGCCGGCGGGTTTGGCATCAAGGCAAGTTCGGCGGCGCCCGCAAGCTGGTTAATGTGGCCGCGAAGGTCCGAAGCCATAACCGTCCACGTCCGCACCGGGGCGCCCTTGTAGAAGCATCGAGGCTGAATGACCGTGAAATTAACTTTTATCACTTGATCGAGCAAGCCCGCGCCCTTCTGCATGAGTTCGGCCAGATGGTCAATAATGCCGGCCGTGTAGGCAATGCCCTGGTCGTTTTCGTATTCATCGACAAAGCGATGCCCGAATTTATAGTCGACCACTTCCAGCACCAGCGGCGCCGCGGAGAATGCCCAAATGTCTGGCGTGCCCCAGCATTGCGCGTGAATGCGCGGAATTGCGACCGGCTCTTCAACACGGGGCGGCCCGAAGCGTTCGACCGGCATGCGGGCGCGAACCGTGTCGACCACAAGTTCCCCGCCTTCGATCATTTCGTCGGTAATGAAAACGCCATTGGGGGCTTGCATCCCTTCGGACACCGGACGCCCCGCCAGCATTTCCGCAAAGACCCAATGGGCCGCGTTACCTTCCAAACTCTCCGGCGTGTCCGGTTGCGGGTAAGCCTGGTTCATGGCGACCCAAAGGCCGCACAGTTTCCAAGCCGCCGCCCCGGAAGGTGGAAGGATTGAATGGGCGCCGCTCATTGGCGGGCCGCAATCAAGGCGTCGATATGGGCCGCAACTTGGGCAACCAAATCAAGCCGGTTTGCCAGCAGCGGAAGGGCGGGAACGCCAGCGTCGGCGCAACACTGGTTCACTTCGGCTTGCGTCACCTTCTGGCCCTGGATAGCGGCGGACGCACGGCCAACCAGCGCAACGAATTGGGCGCGGGCGTCGGCGGGAACTTCACCCGAAGGCGCGGGCGGCGGCTGCACAACCGGGGCGGCTGGCGGGGGTGCGGGGGCAGCTACGGCCGAAGAGGCAGGACCAGCCGTCGGGGTTGTCACAGGTGCCGCCGGTTGGGCAGGGAAGGCGGCGGCCGGGGCCAAAGGGGCAGCGGGGGCGGCTCCCATGACCTGGCGCAATTCAGCTTCAACCGTGGCAACCAGTGTCGGGTCGACGCCACGCTTGGCCGTCCACGAACCGTCCGCGTTCTTGCGCTTGGTGCCGGCATGAATCCGGTTATCCCAAGGGAACCCCTTTGCGTCCAAATCGACACCCGCGACCGAAGAGGCAACGCCAGGCGTCGTCGTAATCGGGGCAGTATTCGCCGGGGGCGGCGGGGCAACGATAGAGCCCGCCGCAATTGCGGGGGTGGAAACGGCCAAAGGGGCGGGGGGCACTCCGAAGGCCGCGGCGGCTTCGTCGACAACCGGCTGGCCGAAGGCGGCGACCGGCAAAGTGGATTCGTGGTCGTGTTGCAACACTTCCAGTTCATTGACGGCCGGGGCGATTGTGCGGCCAACCTCGACAAGACCGGCGTCGGCAGTATCTTTATGGATAAATGCCGGAATCTCCGCGACGGCGTGGCTGCACGTTCCGGAACAAGCCTTGCCGGGATAGGCCAGAATAAAACCGGCGACCGCTTCGCGTTGTTCTTGAGTCAGCCCGGCGGGGTCGACGTTGATCTGCATGGACATGGTGAAACTCTCCTAGAAAAAGTTGCACGGCGATATTGACCGTGGACGCATTGTTGCTGATAATGACGCAATCGTCAACAGCAAAAGTGAAACAATGAACTACGACACCTTTCTGCAGCAAAAAACAATCTGCGACGTTTCGGGAGGATTCCACGCTGCGGGGTTGAACTCTAACCTGTTCGACTTCCAGGCAGCTATCGTCGAGTGGGCCATCAAAAAAGGCCGCGCAGCAGTTTTTGCGGATACGGGCCTTGGCAAGACCTTGACGCAGCTCTCATGGGCTGACGCTGTCAGCAAACATGCCGGCCGCGTGCTGATCGTCGCGCCGCTTTGCGTCGCCCAGCAAACGGTCGAAGAAGGCGTCAAGTTTGGCGTCAAAGTGAATTATCGCCGCCATCAATCTGAAGTGGCCGCCGACGATCATATCGTCATCACAAACTACGAGATGCTGGATTACTTCGATGCTTCGCTATTTGCTGGCGTGGTGCTTGATGAATCCAGTATCCTGAAGGGCGAGGATTCTAAGACCCGACGCAATGTCATCGGGAAATTCGCCGATACACCTTATCGGTTGAGCTGTACCGCGACACCGAGCCCCAATGACTGGATGGAACTTGGATCACAAAGCGAGTTCTTGGGCGTCATGCGTCACGTTGAAATGCTGGCAATGTTCTTCACTCACGATGGTGGCGATACGAGCAAATGGCGATTGAAGGGGCATGGCAAAACGAAGTTCTGGGAATGGCTCGCCACATGGGCGGTTTTCATCCGCAATCCGTCCGATCTCGGTTTTGATGGAAGTCGCTATGTTCTTCCGCCCATGTCGCTTGTTGAGCATCGCATCGAGGTCGATTTACCAATAGCCAACACTATGACGGAGCGCCGGATTGCCCGTAAGGAGTCTGTGTTGTCGCGGTGCGCCACGTTGGCTGATGTTGTCAATAACTCAAATGAACATTGGGTGATATGGTGCAATTTGAACGAAGAGTCGTCGATGCTCAAAATGATGATTCCGGATGCGATTGAAGTTCATGGCTCCCAATCTCCGACCGTTAAGGAAACGCTGCTGCATCAATTCAGCAGAGGGCATGCACGAGTCATCATCAGCAAGCCGAAAATTTGCGGATTCGGGCTCAACTGGCAGCATTGCAGGAACGTCGCATTTGTTGGTCTAGACGATTCCTTTGAGAAATACTATCAAGCTGTCCGTCGGTGCTATCGGTTTGGACAAACGCGCCCGGTCTATGTGCATCTGGTGTATTCCAGCGCCGAAGGGGCTGTCAAAGAAAATCTTGAGCGCAAGCAGCATCTTGCCGACATCATGGCCGATCAAATGATTTCGCATATGCGCGAATTTGTAAAACGCGAGGTTATCGGCACTCGCATGGAACGTACCGAGTACATGCCGACTCAATCAATCAATCTTCCGGAGTGGATCTAATGCAAATCATAAATCAATATGTCAATGGCCCAATCGCCCTTTACAACGCGGATTGCGTGGAATTTATGAGCGCAATGCTGCCTGAAAATTCAGTGGGATATTCGATATTTTCGCCGCCATATAGCAACCTGTACGCGTACAGCAACAGCGAGCGCGACGTCGGCAACTGCCGGAACGACGATGAGTTTTTTCATCATTTTCAATTCGTAATTGCCGGCCTGAAACGCGTGCTGATGGAAGGGCGAAATGTGTCAGTTGACGTAATGAATCTGCCCGCTATGAAAAGCCGCGATGGCTATATTGGCCTAAAAGATTTTCGCGGAAAAATCATCGCGGCGTTTATTGACGCGGGGTTCATTTATCACTCAGAGCATGTCGTGTGGAAAGACCCTCTGATCGAAGCTACTCGCACAAAGGCTATCGGGCTCATGCATAAGCAATTGTGCAAAGATAGCGCGTTGAGCAGGGCAGGTCTGCCGCAATATCTGCTGACTTTCCGCAAGCCTGGGGAAAATAAACAGCCGGTTGCACACGAGCAAGGTTTAACGCAATTCATCGGAGAAGATGAGCCGACCGAAGGTAATCTCTCGCACAATCGCTGGAGAAAATACGCCAGCCCAGTATGGATGGATATTCGCAGTTCGCGGACTTTGAATTATCGAGGAGGTCGGGACGACGACGACGAACGCCACATCTGCCCGATGGCATTGGACATAATCGAACGCGGCATCGAACTGTGGTCGAATGCCGGCGATATTGTTTTCGATCCATTTGGCGGTATTGGATCTACCGTTCGATCTGCCGTAAATATGCGACGCAAAGGGATATCGACTGAACTTAAGCCAAGCTACTTCGCCATGAGCGTAAATAACATGGAAGGTTTGCGGCAATTCGTTGATAACCGGACTTTTGAAATCTTCCAAGCGTTTGACGATCAACCAGACTGCACTGAGATTGTCTAAATGCCCGTAGCCCTTCACCCCTTTCAAGCCGCACTAGAGCGGGACGTGTACCAAGCCTGGGACGCCGGGGCCTTGAACGTCATGGCTGTGGCCGCCACGGGGTCCGGTAAAACCGTGATTCTGTCCAAGGTGCTTTATGACGAACCTGGCGCGTCGGCGGCCATCGCGCACCGTCAAGAACTGGTAACCCAAATCGCTCTTGCCCTGGCCCGTAACGGCGTGCGGCATCGCATCCTTGGCGCCAAGAAGGGGTCGAACCTGATACGGATAATCAGCGCCCTACAGGTTGCAGAGCTTGGCTATTCGTTCTTTGACCCGAACGCGAAGACCGGCGTCGGCGGCGTTGATACCGTCATACGCATGGACCCGGCCGACCCCTTCTTCATGCAAACCCGCTTGGTCGTTCAAGACGAAGCGCACCACGTCCTAAAGGCCAACAAGTGGGGCATTGCTGCCGGCATGTTCCCGAACGCCCGGTCGCTACTCCCAACGGCCACGCCGCTACGTGCGGACGGCAAGGGCCTGGGGCGGCATGCGGACGGCCTGGTCGACGCCATGGTCTTGGCGCCGTCCATGCGTGACATTATCAACATGGGGTATTTGACGGATTACCGCATTTTTGCCCCGCCGTCCGACCTTGACCTTTCGCAAGTTGCTTTGAGCCAAGCGACCGGGGACTTCAACGCGGACCAGCTACGGAAGGCCGTCCACAAATCTCACATTACCGGGGACGTAGTGGCCCATTACTTGAAGCTGGCGCCGGGCAAGCTTGGCGTTACCTTCGCTGTCGACGTTGAGGCCGCAACCGAAATTGCCGCCGCGTTCCGCGCCGCTGGCGTCCCGGCCGAAGTGGTAAGCGCCAAGACCCCGGACGCCCTCCGCTCCCAAATCCTCCGGCGCTTCAAGGCCCGGGAAATCCTGCAGCTTGTCAATGTGGATTTGTTCGGGGAAGGCTTCGACCTTCCGGCCATTGAGGTTGTAAGCTTCGCCAGGCCGACGGAATCCTTCGCCCTCTATTGCCAACAATTTGGCCGGGCGTTACGCCTCATGCTGTCCAAGGAAGCCGCGGCCGTGCATGCCCACTTGACGGACGAACAGCGGCGGGCGGCGATTGCGGCAAGCGAAAAGCCGGTCGCATTCATCATTGACCACGTCAACAACGTACTACGCCACGGGCTCCCGGACGCCCGCCGGGAATGGTCACTAGACCGTCGGGAACGCCGGAGCGGCAAGAAATCGGACGCCATCCCCTTGCGCGTGTGCATTAACGACCAATGCCTGCATCCATATGAACGGGTTTTTAAGTGCTGCCCGTATTGCGGCCACTACCCGCCGCCGCCATCCCGGAGCGCCCCGGAGTTTGTCGACGGCGACCTGTTGGAACTGGACGCCGAAACCCTGGCCGCCTTGCGCGGGGAAATCGCCCGCATTGACGGCGACCCGGTCATTCCCTACGGCGCCGCCCCGGAGGTTGCGGGCGCTGTCCGCCGCCGGCATTGGGAACGCCGCGAAGGGCAAAGGGCCTTGCGGAACGTAATTGCCTGGTGGGCTGGCTTGGAGAGTGCCCAAGGCCGCGGGGAATCGGAAAGTTACCGCCGGTTTTATCATCGCTTCGGGGTCGACGTTGCGAACGCCCAAACCCTCAACGCCAAAGAAGCCGCGGAACTTGCCGGCCGTGTGACCGTTGAGCTTGCCAAATTCGGTATTGACGGGACCGTAGACGCCGCGGCTTATTTTGCAAATCAGGGGTAAAAATGAAGCAAGAAAATTCAATTTACATTGCTGGCCCAATGAGCGGGATAGTCGACCACAATTACCCGGCGTTTCATTCGGCCGCCCAATTCTTGCGGAGCCGGGGGTGGACGGTATTCAGCCCCGCCGAAATCAACGCGGACGCCATAGAAACCGGCCGCCCCTGGTCTTGTTGCATGCGGAAAGACCTTGCCGAACTGGTCAAGTGTGAAGCAATTTTTATGCTGTCTGGTTGGAAAGAATCCAAGGGCGCAACGTTGGAGCTTCACGTCGCGGAACGCCTGGGCATGACGGTTATTTTTGAGCGGGTCGACCAATGAGCCCCGCCGTCTACCAATGGGCCGTGCGCCACGGGGTCACTATGGCCGCACTCCAAGAGCTTGCCGGCATCTTTGGCATGCACGGCGGCCACGATCTACCGCCGGAGGGCACCAGTGAAGCCGCGGTACAAGCTGCCGTACGCCTGGAAGCCGCCCGCAAGGGGGTACGCCTGTTCCGCAACAATGTCGGCGCCCTGATTGATTCCCGGGGCGTCCCTGTGCGCTATGGTCTGGCGAATGAGTCCAAGCAGGTTAACGAAGTCATGAAGTCGGCGGACCTGATAGGCTGGCGACCGTTGCTCATTGAGCAACGCCACGTCGGCCAATGCGTTGCCCTCTTCGTGTCCCGTGAGTGCAAAAAAGTTGGCTGGCGGTACACCGGCGACGACCATGAGCAAGCGCAATTGGCCTGGGCTCAACTGGTCACGGCTGGCGGGGGCGACGCTGCATTCTGTACGGGGACGGGGACGTTATGAAAAAGGTGCACCACAACGGTTTCGTCAGCTTCTACCGCGTGCGGGGCGGCGTCCGGTATGTTATCCATTTCACCGACTTGCAATATGCGTGCAGGAAGGCTACCGCAAAGAGACTCGCCGCATTCAGACGCAATAGCAGTTGACGGTAACGTCAATATTCCCCACAATGGTCCCAAATTATTCAACGAGTATCTGATATGACAAAAAAGCGCCTTTTGCCGAACGACCGCAAGTATGAGATTTTGATGGCGGCGATTGCCGTTGCGTCTCGCCCTGGGGGCTGGTCCAAGCTGACCCGAGAAGCTGTAGCCCGCGAGGCGAAATGCGCCGACGGGCTTGTTTCAAAATATTTCAACACCATGGGCCAGATGCGACGGGCGGTCATGCGGTCGGCAGTATTGACCGAGAATCTGGCCGTGGTGGCTCAAGGTTTGGCGACCGGGGATGAAAATGCGCTGAAGGCTACGCCGGAACTCAAAGGCCGCGCACTGAATACGCTGGCAGGTTAACCGCCATGGGATACCCAAGAGTTACCGCCGAAGAGTGGGCAAAACGTGCGTTGACAGTGAACGCAATCTGGCTTGATCTACCGGAAACGTCTAATCATAGGGGGCGTTTACAATGTGCAACATGCCTGTATAAGTGGGTCGCCACGGGGCTAATATCAGAAATAAACAAGGTTGCCCCAAGTGTGCCAAAAACGCCCCAATTTCAAACGACGAATGGGCGTTACGCGCATGCTTAGTTCAATAATTGCGGCTCTTCAAGGGCCACTTGCCGCTATGGCTCAGTATCGGCAGTTCATCGTGTACCGCCTCGTTGCAAGCCAAAGCCGCCCCGGTAAATGGGATAAACTGCCGTGCGATTTTAGAACTGGTCGCGTTGTAAGCGCCCACGACCCGGCATATTGGACTGATGCAACGACGGCGAACGCGGCGGCTATAAATTTCGGGCAAGGTTTCGGTATCGGGTTTGTTTTCACCGAAGCCGACCCGTTTTGGGCGATCGACATTGACGCATGTTTAGTCGACGGACAATGGTCGACTATTGCGAATCAGCTTTGCCAAACGCTGGCAGGGGCGGCAATAGAAGTAAGCCCAAGCGGCACGGGGTTGCACATATTCGGGTCGGGTCGGCCCCCTGTGCATGGATGCAAAAATTTAACTCTTGGTCTTGAGTTTTACCATAGCGGTAGATTCATGACCTTGACCGGCAGCGGAGCCATTGGCGACGTGAGCACTGATTTTTCGCATTTGTTACCAAGCATTGTCGGGCAATACTTTCCGCCAGATGCTGGCGGGGGACTGGCTCAAGAATGGACCACCGAAGCGCGGAGCGAGTGGCGCGGACCGACTTCAGATGAAGAATTGATTAAGCGTGCGTTGCGGTCACAATCCACGGCGTCCGCGTTCGGCGGTCGTGCTAGTTTTGCCGATTTATGGACTGCCAACATTGACGCGCTTTCTCGCTGCTACCCTGACCCCGTTCGGGCATATGACGCCAGTAGCGCCGACGCTGCGCTGGCACAACATCTTAGTTTTTGGACCGGGGCGAACTGTGAGCGAATTGACCGCCTTATGCGACAAAGTGCCCTTGCCCGCGACAAGTGGGACCGGCATAGCGACCCATATCTTGAGCGCACCATCCTGGGCGCCGTAGCCCGTCAATTTGAAGTGCTGACGGACAAGGCCCCGGAACCCGTGGCCGGCACGCCTGACAGCCCCGCCCCCAGCGCCACGAACGAACCGCCCAAGCCGACCATGGTCACGGGTTCCAC